TTTCTTTACAAAGTGGATGGAAGCGGCAGACTTTAGAGACAAAGCTGCCGAGATAGCTGCGGCACTTGGTCATGGTCGTTGTGAGATATTTCCAAAACAAGAACAAGTATTGGTAGAGAGAGGGGATGTTGGTAATTTTATAAACCTACCATACTTTGATGCAGAAAAGACTTTGAGGTTTGCAATCTGGAAAGAAAAGTCCAAGTATTTAGAGGCTACTCTTAAACAGTTCGTAGATAGAATACATCAAGTAAAATGTGATCCTAAAAAGTTCATGGAAATCTCTGTTGGTGGTAAGCCAAACTTGTTTCCAGGTTATGTTCCATGTCTCCGTGCTATGCTATCTATTGGGGTGCATGAGGGTGGCAGAAATAAAGTTGCTTTTCAACTTGGAGTTTTTCTACAGAAGTCTGCACCCAACGATTGGAAGATGCAGTTAGAGCAGTTGAATGTAAAACATTTTAGTCCACCTTTGCCTGCATCCGAGATTGTTACAATACAGTCTACACTAGAAAAGAAAGAGTATCAGTATCTGTGTAAAGAAGAACCCATGTCATCACATTGCAATCAGAGTGTATGTCGTGGTTTGAAACATGGTATCGGCACAACATCTATGCCTGCAATCAGTGGCTTGTCAGTTATATTATCAGAGCCTCGTTTGTGGTTCTTGGACATAGATGGCAGAAGACTTGAGTTGACTACAGAGGAACTACAAGCACCAAGACTATTTCAAAGAGCATGTATGGAACAGTTGAACTTCATGCCACCAAAGATGAAAGATGCCGATTGGGAAGTACAAGTCAATGGTTTGCTCGAGAACTGCAATGAGATAAGTGTGCCACAAGAACTAACATACAAAGGACAGTTCCTATCATATCTTGAATTGTTTTGCACAGGTCGAGTACAAGCACAAAGTTTTGAAGAGGTTGTGATCGGTAAACCATACACAGATATAGAGGAATCTCGTACATACTTTAGACTAGATTCTTTGATGGAGTTCTTGAGAAACAGAAAGTTTGATAACTATACGAGGGCACAAGTCCAAGAGAGATTAAAAGAAGTAAACAACGGGGATAGTTCTGTTGTTAAAAAATTTCAAACATCACAAGGTAAGTGGAAAACTGTGAGAGTCTGGTGGATACCAGAGTTTGGAGCAGAGGTAGAGATCAAACCGATTACGATAGATGAAGAGGAGGTCCCGTTCTAATGGAAGTCTTAATAGCTTTTTGTGTAGTTTTTTTTGAAGCACCTAGACATAAGGGTGGAGATGCTTTGTGTAGTTTTTATAATCCAAAGGTTGAGTTTAAGAGTTTTAAACAATGCAACGAAGATAAGAAACTTATAGAAGATTACTTGATAGAAGAACTGTGGAGGTTGTACCCAGAAGCAGTAAAGATAGATGCAAAAGGAGTATGTGGAAATGTCGATTGATTTTTCAAAGTATAAAAATGATCCAACAAATTCAGAGTTACCAAAAGAAATAACAATTTTTGGACCACCTGGAACAGGTAAAACAACAACTTTGATTAAGTTAGTTGAAGGTAGTTTGGCTCATCATATTCAACCTTGGAAAATAGGGTTTATGTCTTTCAGTAGAAAAGCTGCAACAGAAGCAAAGACTAGAGCATTAAAAGCCATAGAGGGTGTAGACTCAAAAGATTTAACTTATTTTAGAACTTTACATTCTCTTGCTTTTAGTTGGCTTGGTTTGAGTACATCAGAGATTATGTCGGGTCGTGACTACAATGAGTTAGGTAAACTTGTAGGTTTAGATTTTAGAACTACACAGACAGTGAGTATGGAAGAAGGTCCACTGTTTAATGTCGGTGCTGGTGGCGACAAGTACATGTCATTGATACAATATGCTAGAGTTAAACAAGTTGATCTCGAAGAAGAGTTTCATAGAGGTTGGGATCAAAGTTTAAATAAACAACAGTTACTAGTATTAGATAAGGCTTTCAAAGATTACAAGAGAGCAAAAGCCAAATATGATTTTATTGATATGATAGAAAAATTTATATTCAGAGGAACATCTCCCGAGTTTGATTTACTTATCATAGACGAGGCTCAAGACTTAGCTCCATTGCAATGGAAGATGGTTAAGGAAGTATTAGTTCCTAACTCTCAAAGAGTCTACTACGCGGGGGATGACGACCAGGCAATATATTCTTGGATGGGTGTTAATGTAGATAATTTTTTAAATGCTAGTGAAACTAAAATAACATTAAAACAATCGTATCGTGTTCCAGAACATCCGTTTGTTTTTGCTCAAGGACTAACCGATCAAATCACGAAACGAGAAAATAAATTGTGGAAACCAAGAGATAATGAAGGATTTGTTACATGGCATAATGACATTCTCGATGTTGATATGACAGAGGGCGAGTGGTTGATACTTACAAGAACTAACTATATCGCTAACAAAGTTTGTCAGAAATTAAGAGAAGAAGGCTATGTGTTTTGGAGAGAAGGAGAGGGTTGGTCGGTATCTGTTAATGTTCTGGTATCAATAGAAGTTTGGTTAAAGTTACAGAGAGGAGCATCAGTACCTGCTGATTTACTCAGACCGTTTTCAAAACTAATTGATCCGAAACATATAACAAGATCGGGTAGAAAAGTAATGTTTACCTTGTCAGATGATGAAGAATATAACTTAAAAGATCTTAAAAGATTGTGTGGCTTTGATGTGAATAACTTTGTAACATGGCAAAATGTCTTGAAGATATCAGAACAAGTCGCTGCATACATAATATCTGTAAGAAAAAGAGGAGAAAAAATTCTTTCGGCAGATCCTAGGATTCGTGTATCAACAATCCACAGAGCAAAAGGTGGAGAAGCAGATAATGTAGCACTGTTGCTAGACTCGACAAAGGCATGTGTTGAAAGTGAAGATCAAGATGCCGAAAAGAGAGTTTGGTATGTAGGTGTAACAAGAGCAAAGAAAGAACTACACATAGTAGTAGGATCTGGACAATATGAATTTGGAGATTTAAGATGAAGAAAGAATGGTATTTACAACAAGCAACTGACGAAAAAGACCCTAGACCTTTTTGGGATAGTTATGTTCATCACATGTGCGAAGTCCTTGAAACTACAGACAAAAAACCTTTTGGCATACCAATCAAAGACACTGTAAAAAAGAAAAAAGACAGAAAATATTTCTTAGATGAGGCAGAGAAACTAATAAATGGCCCGAGAGCCAAAGAGTATGGGCCTGCTAAATTTAATCATGAAAGAATAGCAAAGATATGGTCTGTTATATTAGATAGAGAAGTTACGGCACAAGAAGTTGTGGCTTGTATGGTTGGTGTAAAACTAGCCAGATTAGCAGAAACGATAGAACACGATGACAGTTGGGTTGATATTATTGGCTACGCTGCATTAGGTGGAGAAATCATAAATGACAAGTGACCAATACCATTTATTGGAGCAAGACATAAAAGATGTGGCATGGGGTAATGTGGACTCTGATTGGACACCACCTCAAACTATACCAGATCTATCTCAATACGATACAATAGCTATCGACTTAGAAACTAAAGACGAAAATTTGATAAAGTTAGGACCTGGTTGGTGTAGAAAAGATGGACACATCATAGGTATAGCAGTCGCTGCAGGAGATAGTTCTTGGTATTTTCCAATAGGACATACTGTGGGTAACATGCCAAGAAGAGTTGTTATGCAGTGGATGGTAGACTTATGTAAAGATACGACAAAAACATTCGTGTTCCATAATGCACTATACGATCTTGGTTGGCTTAGAGCAGAGGGTATAGAAGTCAAAGGCAAGATTAGAGATACCATGGTTGCAGCGCCTTTGTTAAATGAGAACAGAAGATACTACAATTTAAACTCGTTAGCTGGAGATCATCTCGGTACATACAAAGATGAGAAGATGCTCAAGAGTGCCGCCGAAGAGTTTGGTGTAGATCCAAAGTCTGGTATGTGGAAACTACCACCTCGTTATGTTGGTGCTTATGCAGAACATGATGCTGCCATAACTTTGAAACTTTGGGATGTGTTAAGAAAAGACATAACTAAAGAAGAATGTAGTGGTATCTTTGAATTAGAAACTAGACTTACACCTTTGCTTTTAGATATGAAAACAACGGGTGTGAGAGTAGATTTAAATAAGGCAGAGCAAGTTAAGAAAGAATTAACCGTACTAGAGAAATCACTTGTACAAGAGATAGTCAAAGAAACTGGAGTTACGATAGAACCTTGGGTCGCCACATCTGTAGCAAAGGTCTTTGATGCTATGGGACTTGCGTATTCTCGCACAGAAAAGTCCGGGGCCCCCGCG